AGTCAATGTTCTGGCAGTAGCATCACTACCGGCCTTTACCAGCAATAAAGCACCTACAGGTATATCTGATCCCAAAGCCAAATTTAGCGTGGCATCACTCGAAAGCATTCCCAAGTCCAAAACAGTAGTAGTACGTTCTACCAGTGCCGCAATAACAGCAGCCGATGCCAGGCTTTGTTTTTCGGCTGATGGAAATACTGTTGTTATTTTTCCATCAGCATCTTTGCTGATTTCAGGAGCTATAAAATCATAACTCGCATTCGTATTCAAATTTACATGTGTACACATGGCTTAGTCCTCCTTATATTCGCGTCCAAAACGGGTTTTGAACAGGTTTTTAAAATGATTTAAATTCGATGATTTCAGGTTTTCCAACTTACCGGCTTTATGGTAGTCTTCCCACTTCCAGTCTTTTTCTACTGCTGGAATACCTGCACTTTCCCCACCGCCAAGCTCATTATTTATGCGCGTCACTCCTGCCATGTTTTTGACGATTTTCTCAGTACGCTCAAAGTTTTCATTATACATCGAGGTGTACTCTTCACGCATATCTTCACCGTATTTCTTATCTGCAATATCTGTATCAACACGGTTTTTGACTTTCGTTTTGTTCATCTCAGTTACCTGATTATTCAGGCGCTCGTTCTCTGTTTTCAGAGTTCCGTTTTCACCTTCAAGGCGGATTGCCTTGTTTACCGCGTTTTGAATGCCGGTTCTTACAGCGGCCTCATCGGCATCTGCACCCAGATTCAAAATCGGTATGATCGTTTTGTGATCCATACTGTCTTTAATTTTTAAGTTGATTATTTGATTTTGATAAAAATTGTATATATCATTCGGATTAGTCATCGTCTCGGGAGCCTGGTTCATGTTCGGGTTTCCGTCAACGCACTCATCACACAGTTTAGCATCTAATGCCTGTTGTGGAGTAAACCAGTGATCCGCTCCGTCAAACCAGGCGTTTGTAACTTCATCCTTTGTTTTACCGCATCGGTTAGCTATCATGTCCACAATATCATTCTGGAAAGTATCCATTGTATCGGCGTATGCTCTTACTGATTTAGAATCTCCGCAAACGCATCCACTCACACAGTGAACCATTAGTTTAGAGTATTTCGACATAATTATCTTATGCTTCGGATTGGTCATAACGTCAAATCCGCAAGAAGCTGCCGCCCCGTCAACTATCCAATTTACAGTAATATCATTCCGGTCTAAGAAATTCCAAAGAGCCTGAGTTTGTATCACATCTCCTCCGTCGCTGTTCACATACATATTAAATGTTTTACATCCATTCTTTATGCAGTTATCCAGTGCCGGGATCAACAAATTAGTATCTATATCCATCCACTTTCCAATGATGCCATACATATACACATCGCAACAGTCAGATGTACTTTGATTAACTATTTGTTTTATTGGTCTTGCCATATTGTCAATTGTAAACTCCTTTTGTCATGTTTTAAATTCGAAGCAAAGAAACAGGATAATTTTACCCCAACAAAAAAACACTGCCATTTTGTCAATCATTTTTTTATCCTGCCATTATTTACACTTATTTTGCTGAAAAATTAAAGGGATGGATAAGTCAACTACTAAGGACAAGCGATTACAACTGAAAGAATACGCCAAACTACTTTTCGTAAAAGAAAAACTGACGCAAAAAGAAATTGCAGCAAAAGTGGGTGTATCTGAAGTAACTATATCTAAATGGGTAAAGGATGGTAAATGGGATCAGTTACGCTCGACCATATCAGTAACCCGTGAAGAACGGTTGCGCTCAACGATTAATCAACTTACAGAACTTGATAATCTGATTGCAAGTCGTGAGATTAAGTACAGATTTCCGGATAAAGATGAAAGTAATATCCGGCGTCGACTTGTGGCTGACCTGACATCGCTCGAAACGGAATGCGGACTAACCGACGTAATTAATGTAAGTCGAAAAATACTCGACTGGATTCGTCCTATTGACCCTCAAAAAGGAAAAGAAATGATGTCTCTTTTCGATGCTTACATCAAGGATCAATTAAAATAAACTTGGCACTATAAACTGTCAACTATAAACTATCAACTATTTTGAAACCAGGGGAAAGACATAGCCTCGATCAGTGGCAACAGTATAAAAAGGCATATCTATCGGATAGCGGTCTTGATATGAATCGTTCGGAAGCGGAGTTGCAAAAGCACCGAACCTATCTTGAAGCGCGTCCGATAGAGTGGTGCCGTTTTTTCTTTCCCAAATATGCTACGGCTGAGTTTGCTCTCTTTCATACCGATTTTATAAAGCGCGTAGTGGCGAATATGGAATGGTACGAAGTATTGAGCTGGGCGCGTGAGTTAGGTAAAGATACGGTTACCATGATGGTGGTACTATACCTGGTTCTTACCAAACAAAAGAAGTTTATTGTATTCGTTTCTTCGTCCGAAGATGCAGCAATTGATTTGCTCATGCCGTATATGCTTAATCTGGAATCTAACGAACGGATAAAAGCGTACTATGGTACTCAAAAGAATTATGGTGATTGGGAAGAGGGAGACTTTGCCACACGTGATGGGGCTAAATTTATTGCGCTGGGTGCCGGTCAGTCGCCCCGTGGTAAGAAAAACGAAAACATACGTCCTGACTGTATTGTAATTTCCGATTTCGATACCGATGAAAGCATACGAAATCCTAAAACAGTTGAGAAAAATTTCAAATGGATTGAAGAGGCGTTGATTCCTACACGATCTATCAGTATACCATTAATGGTATTGGTTCTGGGTAATATCATTGCTAAAACTTGCTGTGTAACACTGGCTGCAAAAGTAGCCGACCATCATGATATTATCAATATCCGTATGGTCAACTACAAGAAGCCTGATCCACTAAACGATTATAAGTATGGTAAGTCGGTTTGGGAACGTAATACAGAGGAGATGATAGACCGTGTGCTTTCTAAAATAAGCACTAAAGCTGCTATGCAGGAGTATTTCAACTGTCCACTTTCCACCGGTACTATCTTCCCCCAAATGACATGGGGAAAATGCCCGGACATTCGCACAATGCCTTACCTGGTTGCTTATGCTGACCCTGCCACATCCAATAAGGATAAATCAAAATCAACCTCAAAATCGGGCGGATCATACAAGGCAGTTTTTCTAATGGGGTTCAAAGATGGGCGATATTATGTGTATACAGGTTTTCTGGATCAGGTCACAAACGCAAAATTCGTAGAATGGTTCTGGGGTATCAAAGATTATGTTTCAAACAGATGCAAAACATATAATTACATTGAGAACAACACATTGCAAGACCCCTTTTATCAACAAGTATTTATACCTCTATTCATAAGAATAGCTGAACAAAAGAAGAGCTCAATTGGCGTAATTGGTGATACGCGTAAAAAGCCGGAAAAATTCGACCGAATAGAGGGCGGGCTTGAACCTTTGAATAGAAATGGATTATTGATACTTAATGCTGATGAGAAAGACAATCCGCATATGAAAAAACTGGAAGAACAATTTGAACTTTTCGATGTGGGATTACCGGCACCCGCCGACGGGCCCGATTGTATCGAAGGGGGCAAATTCATTCTTGACATTAAACGATCACAATTCTCTGGCGACGCTGTTCAAATACACCGCCGGCCAATTAATAAAAAACGAGTTTAAAAACAAACAATTATGCTATTCACAATCATCAAACGCAGCTATCGCTACATCAAGGTAAAAAATGCCACTAAACATGCCACTAAAATGGCTGAAATCCAAAACAAGAAAATGTATGTAATACAGATTTTCAAAAAAATACGCGTGTACGATCGCGAAAGAATCAATGCGCTAATTAACGCCGGTGTGCTATCAAAAAAACTTCGTGATGCAATGGTACTTGACAAGGCCTGCATCTTTGTCGCCAATCCGCCCAAAAAGTAATTATGAATTATCAATTATGAATTAGCCATGTACTTAACCATTGATGATATTAAAACCGGTATTTATGCCGAAACACTAAACGTACTTACACGTTCCGAAACAAACGTCAATCAGGCTATTACCGAAGCTATGGAGGAGGTGCGCGGATATTTATGCGCACGTTATGATATGGAAGAGGAATACGCCAAAACAGGTGCCTCCCGTAATGTTCGGGTATTTGGAATTGTGCGCGATATTGCCATTTTCAATTGTTTCAAGATGTCTAATCCGGCCAACCTGCATGAAGTACGTCAAATGATTTACAAAGATTGCATAAGCTCATTACAACGTATTCAGGCAGAAAAGGAAAGTATACTGGGACTTACCCGCCTAACCGACAAACCCGGAGGAGGAAGTAATTATATAGCTTATGGTGGCAACAAAAAACGCAACAATAACTGGTAATGTGTAAATTATGCATTATGAATTATCAATTATGAATTAATTATGACAGTAACTAGAATCAAAGGTACAGTACCTTCAAATATGGTAATAAATAATATTACCATTCGACAGATTAACCGTAAAACACAGGATATAGACAAATGGCGGCAGGCTATTCGTTCGTTTGAAAATATTGTCAATCCCGTACGATTATGGCTGTATGATTTGTACGAAGATATTATCCTTGACGGTCAAATTGAAGCTACCTGGGGAAAGAGGTTGGATTATGTTCAGAATAAAAAACTGATTTATATCAACAAGGACAAACAGCAGGATGAAGAAATAAACAAACTGTTGAATTCATCCGATCTGCGTGTTATCCGGAAAGAGTTGCTTAATTCCATTGCCTGGGGATTTACCACTATTCAGATTAATTCAGTCCTGTATGATGACATGCAGGAATGTTGGAAAATTGATTATGATCTTATTCCGCGCAAACATGTACACCCTGAGCGTAATTTTCAATGCATTTCAAAAGATCAATCTGTCGCCTCCAAAGATTTTATGTTCATGGAAGACCCGTTGCAGAAATACATGCTTTGGGCAGGCGATCCACAGGACAAAGGACTTCTTTGTATAGCGGCTCAATATGTAATCTATAAGCGTGGCGGATTCGGTGACTGGAGTCAGTTTGCCGAAATGTTCGGTATGCCTTTCCGCGAAGCTTCATACGAAGACTATGACGATGCTACTCGTTTGAAACTGGAAGAGGCAATGGAGAAATGGGGTTCTGCCAATTACCTGATCCGTCCGAAAGGTGCTGAGTTGAAAATTCATGATACTGCAAGTTCTTCAGGTAGTAACACACTATACAAAGACCTTGTGGGTGCCTGTAATGCCGAAATTTCAAAGATATTTTTAGGTAACACACTAACTACCGATCAGGGGGATAAGGGTGCACGTTCACTTGGTGAGGTGCATTCCGATGCCGAAAAACAAAAGCACATGAATGACGAGAATTTTATTCTCGAAATTTTGAACACGAAGTTCCGTGCTATACTTAAAATCTTTGGAATCGACTGTATCGGTGGCGCTATTCTTTTTCAGGACGATGAGGCAGATTGGGCTAAAATGCTTCAAAAATGGCAGGTGTACGCCGGTATTGCACAAACAGTACCCGTAAGTGATGATACCATTTACGAAGAATTCAACATTCCGAAGCCGGATAACTATGATCAGCTGAAGAATGAAATGCAACAAAAACAAGCTTTAAACGACTTTTCAAAAGCATTTAAACAAGACCCGAATAACCCGGACAATGCTCCTAAAAACTTCTTTGGAGTGCTGCGTAATTTTTTCGTTTAACCCCTTCTCCCAATTCTCCCCTTTTAAAGGGGAGTACCCAAAGGGGGAGGGGTTCAAGAAGGGGATTAAATTTAAACAACCAGTATTTCAATAACGATCCTCAGCAGTTCTTTGATGCACTGTCCACTTTCCCAATTTGGGACATAACCAAATCAGAACTTATACAGTCGGTCATTGATGACATTCGTTCCGGCAAATCGGATTTGATTAATGACCGGCTACGGGACATATATCAATCCAACTTTGAAAAAGCCGTTTCGGGGGTATTTGGAAAGGTGGAATATGGTGATAAGTATTTCGAAATTGCCACACAGGCACAAATTAACGCAGAACGTTTTGCTGCATACAAAGCATACCAGGTAACGGAGCAATTAAAAGCTTTGGATACTAAAAGCGATAAATTTGACGAACAAGCCAAAGGAGTTATAAACACGTTCAATCGGTATCAAACCACTGAATACAATACCATGATGAGCCGTTCGCGTACGGCCAGGCAGTGGCAACAGTTTCAGGAAAACAAGGAACTGTATCCGAATATCATGTGGCTACCATCCCGATCGGCTCATCAACGGGAGGAACACCAGGCGTATTATTATCATATATGGACAAAGGATGACCCCTTTTGGGACGAAAACCAACCGGGTAACGAATACAACTGTAAATGTGATTGGACAGAGACGGACAAAGAACCCACCGATAATGAGGACATAGAACCCGTTACTCCATCACCCGGACTAAATGGTAATCCGGGCGATGAGGGCGAATTGATTACCGACGATCATCCATATATTGATGATGCCCCTGATCAATTGGAAGATACCGTTAGCAACATGCTTCGTAACGACTATCGCAATGAGGCTTATAGTTTAGTGGGAAAAGAAGTTTCAAACGAGATTGATGGCGATAAAATAAACATAGAAATCACAAAATCAGGCATTAAACATATGGCGGGTGATTTTGATGAAAACCGGAATTTCAAAAATGCATTGTTGCCAATTATTGATGATATAATTAAATCGGCAAAATATGTAGCGTCAGCAGAGAATTACAATTTTGTAGATCAAATGACAAAGCAATATCATTACTTTGAATTCAACGTATTGGGTCGAAAAGGATATATTAATGTTGCTGAGGATGTAAATGGTAAGTATCGCTTTCATGCATATCGTGACCGATTGGCTAAAAAACGAAAATAGCAACGGGGCATATCAGAGGCTTAATCACGCCAGAGCTGTTTCCCATTGCTATTCCGATGCAAATATACATACTTTTTTAATCACAACAATCATTTAATCAAATAAATCACAGTTCAGACAATGAGCCCCGAAGAATTTGAAACCAAACTCCGTAATCTCGAAAAGCAATTCGGCGATTTTTACCACCGTTTTGCGCCTGTAATTGCCGGTAAGGTGGCTGTTGACTTTTTCAAACAGTCATTCCAAACTGAAAGTTGGGAGCGGGTAAAGTGGCAGGATGTACAGCGACGTATGGGTTCATGGGAACGGGATGGGAAAGTAGTGAAATCGTATGCCAAAGGTGCAGCCACCGAACGAAAAATACTAACAGGTGAAACAGCCGATTTGGGACGATCCATTGAAATCGATCAAAACAGAACCGGCAACGGAAAAGCAACCGTATGGACTTCACCCAATGCATTTGCCAATAGCAGAAAAATTTATGCAGCTGTACACAATGAAGGATTACGCGCTGGACGTGGTGCTGGTTTTACTATGCCAAAACGTCAATTTATGGGAAATAGCCCAACATTGAACAAACTTATTATAGAAGAATTAGAACGAAAACTTAGTCAATTAATCAATAAATGACCATGAGAAAAGATTTATATTTAGCCATTCAGTCCACTTTATCATCAATTAAAAATGAAGATGATAGTGAAACACTAAAACATTACGATCTCTGGAATCAGAATGTTCAGTTCATCGAAAAAGACTCTCCATTCGAATGCCCGGCTTGTTTTGTCGAATTCGTTCCTATCCGGTGGGAAACAATCGGTAACCGGGTACAGGAAGCTACTGTAAGCATCAAGATACACATCGTTACTCAATGGTTCGGACAAACAGCTAGAAACAGTCCTGTACAGTCAGATATGATCAATTATCTGGACTTACCCGATAAAGTGCTGGATAAACTTCAAAGCCTGATAATCGACAAAGTAGGTACGCTTACGCGAGTGGAATCTGTCATTAATCACAATCATGAATATTATCTTGACTCGATAGAAACATACCAACTTCGTGTCCGTGACTTATCTGCCCAAAACGATCCACAAACCATACCACGACCAACAATCAAAATTATTACACATACTACCTAAAAAAAAAGCCCTGAAACGTAATGCTTCAGGGCTTTTTTATGAAATATCACTGAATTTCTTTAATCATCCTGTTTCGTATTTGATTTGCCTTTGCCATTGAACCTATACCCTGAAATTCAAAAATAGTATCATGGTCAAATCTACCATCATTCCAACTAATTGTAAGATAAGCAATTTCGTTCTTCTTATTTTTCTTTAATGCAAAAGCAAATACACCAACCATAGCCATTCTAGCTAATGTTACTTTTTTTTCAAAAGTAGTTTGATCTTCAACCAATATATTTTTAATTTTTTCATTTTCAATCAGGGCTACTGAATCAAATTTGAAATTTAAAAAATGAATATTCTTATCCTTAAAACCTATGTTTAGCACATTTGGTCTATCAATATTTGGGTGACCACATTTGTATGGTAAAAAAAACAGAATATCTTCTTTTTTATATCCTTTATATTTGTTTTTTTTATTCTCTTCAATTTTATCTAATTGTGCTTGTGTTTTTGGTTTAAAACTTCTAATGATAAATATAGAAGGAATAACTCCTATCAAAATAAATACTATGCCTAAAGCAGGTATTTGACTTATAACAGATATACCACCAAAAAACAAAGAAAAAAGAATAAATAGTGCTAAAGCCTTAAGTACAATCATTAATGTTTTCATATTTTCATATTTTAAAATGTTTACAAAAATAAATAGTTTCCTCGAATAAACAAACTCTTTAAATATTTTTTATCCGGGAAACATATTTCATTCTTGAGTTTCCTGATTTAGTTTTTCAGACTGTAAGCCGGCACTTGCAATAGCTTTTGTAAGTGCTTCTATTACTTTTAGCTCAATTTCATTTGAGTTTACGTCATTACCGACTAATATCAGGTTACCAATTAGATTTTTAATGTTGATTGTCATTTTGTTTTTGTTTAAATGGTTATTAATCGTTGTTTAAAATAATTTTAATTGACTAGGGTTATCATCCAACTTCATCTCATCATCCACCGCTTTCTGATAACGCCAAAAGGTACGTTCACTAATACCTGTTGCAGGGAAAACATAGTTTCTATATACCCAAAGCTTACACTTATCTTGTCTTCCCGGCTCATATTCTTTTTTAATAATCTCCTTTATCTTCTCCGCCGAGATACGCCGGCTTATATGTTTAGGGTGTTTAGCCATTTAAATGTATTTTATATTGTTGCTTTTAGAACTATACATTTTCTCTGCACATTTTCCGCAATAACCAAATTCAGCAACAAGCGGATGTCTTAATCCACAATTTGGACATATTGTCTTATCTATGTTTTGCTGATCTTTATAATCGGGGCTACGGTGAGCTGTAAAAATAGAATCATTATCGAAAATAATAGGGACTTTACACCCCCGTAAATTACTATACACAGACGAAAATGCTGGATTTCTTCGTCCAAAAATTTTCCAGTATTTTTGTTTGAACCAATTTTCGTTAGAAAGAAGTGCATAATACTCTTTTTCTAAGATTTTTGCCGATGCCATATCTTTAGATAATATTATACAATTTGGATATTTAATAGCAGCCTTTAAAATCCAGTCTGAAGTGTTAGCCTTCGGATTTAATGAAATTATTTCTGAAATTTTATCCATAATAAATTTTTATTTGTTTGGTTACAAAAATCCGTCCCTTGCCACTTTATCGGCATAACCGGGTACTATATCATGCACATACCAGTACAGTTCTTCCCATGTAGGCAATGGTCTCATTAACCCCCTATCATCAATATATAGATTTGCATATACTTTTCTCGTATCCCCACCACCATATTTTGCATTACTAATAGGGCAATTCTGATTTATATAATTATATTTTATTCCGTTTTCAGCAAGCCATAACACCGCTTTTGACAATTCCACGCCTGCTCTGCATGTCCAGATAATAATCGTATATCCCTCATAATTGAGTTTGTTTATTATTTCTTTTGCTCCAGGGATCATTTCCCCTATTTCTGGAAATTCATCCTTTACAATGGTTCCGTCAAAGTCAATTGCTATAATCATAAATCAGCATTTTTATATTTTAATAATTCTCGTTCTATGCTAGCCAACTGTTTGGCTATGGCTAAGTATTTTCGTTGAAGCATTTCGTTTTCGTATTTAAGCCTATCCGTTTCATTGCCATCTACCAACATATCAGGCGCAAAGTGTCCATCAGAGTCACGCGTACGTTCAGTATTTCGTACAATGATACGAGGTGGACTCGGAAACTCCAGAATCAATTGTATTTCGGACGAATTCTTCATAAAGCTCAATTTTTTGTTGCTTCAATGCTTCAATTTGCTTTTTGTATATCAACCCAAACTTACGAAGCCACTCAATTTCCGAATCTATCTCTAAAATGCTGTAAGCCGTCATCACTGGGAGACGTGAGTTCCGATTCGCATATTTTAAGTCCCTCGTATTTTTCTTTGATATATTCATTCAGCTTCTCAACCGTCTTGTTAGTTATTTCGCAAAGTTTCTTTTCTTTCCCAAAATCAATAAATTTCTTCGAGCATATACCGCCTCGAGTACTAAAAGTCAGAAAAAATACCCGGTACTCCATTAAATGAATACCGTTCGTACGCATATCCCGATAAATCTTTCCAACAGATAGTAACATACCCGTTATCGGGTCTACCGCGTTACTCCACCCCATAAACTTCCATTCAGATGGAACTGCCAGTTTTTCAAAGAAATAATTACAGATTCTTTTAAGTCCCTCAGCCGTTTCAGCTTCCTCACGTCCCCATGTTCCCTTACTTCGGGGTTGGTAATGTTGTTCTGCCATATCTGAAACTTGTTAAATGTGTACATGCCATTGGTATTATTTATTTTCAATAGATATGAAACCGTTTTGATTTGCATAATCACACAATTCTTTCTGAAGTATATCATTATCGCTGATTATGCCTAAAACTTGTGCTTTAACTTTATACCCTTCTACAATTACTTTTCCTAGACTGGCTATTGTTTTAGCAGTTTCAAGATCAATTTTTTCATTATCAGAAGCCTGGTTATCATTATTGTTTTTAAGCATTTCAATAGTCTCAAACAAATGATTGTTAAGCGAATCTATACTAATTTGATTTTTCATATTCATTGATTGTTTTGATGAGTTTATTGTTTGTTTTTATTAAATTTCTTAATTCAATGGGATATTTTGTTATCCTATTTCTTTCCCCCAGTTCTGCGTCTGATATACATTCCAAATCATTGATTCCAGGTTTTTGTGTTCTGTCAAACCCTTGCTTGAAAACCACATTATATCCTTCAGGTATATCTCCATTATTTTGAATCCACAACCACCTATGATAAAACTCCCAATTATTTTCAGATATACGAATAAACCAATATCTAACCTTTTTTCTAAATCTTATATCACCATCTTTTGCAGTATTAGCAGGTTTATGCCCTTTTTTCCATAAACATTTATCTCTCCAATTTCTAAGTTTTTCTTCGTTCTTTATTATTGCTTCGATTCGGAGCCCTTTCGTGTTACCTACATGACCCTTTTTGAATTGTGTTGTTGGCGATATACTGTTGCCTTTTTGAGCTCTACCGCTGTCAGGAGAATTTAGGAATTCTTCTGATTTTTTTATGCCATAACGATTGGCTGTTTTATAAATTAAATAGACGTTTACATTGTAATACTTTGCGATATTGATTGCTTTTTCGTTTGGATAACGTTGTATAATGTCCCGAATTTGACTAGGTCTTAGATTATTCAGTTTTCTCATGTAAAATAAAATGTTTTACCTGATCCGCTTCCGAATCGTTGTTGTTTGATTATAGTGGTAAATGGAAGATCATTTTTGTTTATTTGGTCGAGTGCATTTTTGATAGGAGATGCATTCGTAAAAAACTTGCACTCCCGATCTTCATGCTTCACTTTCAAAATATACCTCCCATCACCATGAGCGGTCTTTACGTTTGCTTCAAAGTCCAACACTTGTATTTCGACGTTTATTACGTCCTGTACAGAAACTACCGGAACATTGAATATATTTTTATCTTCGAGTGCCTTTACACCCAAATCAGAGAACTTTTTCATTTATAACTTTTTTGAGTAGATGCTTCGAATTACAGTGTTTAGCCCATCCTAACCAGGGAGCTATTTGTATGCGGTAACTCTTTGCATTAATGTTTTTTTTATTTAGCTTTGCGGCCTTTCGGCAAAGCCGTTTTTTTATTGATTTACGCATTAAAATGTGCGTATGATAGAATTTATAGCCTACGAAGTCAATGCCGCGAGAATCGACCGGAAATATCTGATAATTGCTCTTTAATTGTAGGCTCAGGTTATTCGTCATATAATCGTTGATGTCAACCAGTAGACCGTGTAAATATGGCTTATCGGGTGCCAATATCACCATATCATCAGCATATCGGTAGTAATAGGTAACTTTCCTATCCTCTTTCATCCAGTGATCAAAATAAGTTAGGTACAAATTAGCAAGAAACTGAGAAAGATAATTGCCAATTGGGACACCCGGCGCTGAATCAATTATTTCATCAAGTAATTTCAAAAGTCGGACATCCTTTATTTTCTTTCGAATAATGATCTTTAGAATTTCATGATCGATCGACGGGTAAAACTTCCTTACGTCCATTTTCAGACAAAACTGTGTATTTTCAACGTCCTTTAAATCCCGTTTAATCGCTTTTAAAACGGCATGTATTCCACGTCCTTTGATGCAACTGTATGTCTGCCGTATGAAAACACTGGTCCATATTGGCTCCATAACATTCATGATAGCGTGATGTACTACTCTGTCTCGAAATGGTAATCGGTATATTTCCCTTTCTTTAGGGTCGTAAATAGTGAATACGCTATATTCCGAAGTCCTATAAGTACCGTTTACCAATTCATCCTGTAGTTGTCTCATGTTATTTTCCAAATCCTTTTCAAATAGCTTCACACCGTATGTATGCGCTTTGCCCTTTCTGGCTTTCTCGTAAGCGAGAACCATATTATCCTCGCTGCATATCTGTTCGTATAAATTACCGTGTCTTTTCATCGCTTTGCTTTTCATATAGGAACTTTCGGTAACCCTACCAGCACCTTTTGATTTTGTTGTTTTTTGCCAAGCGGCAAGGTTTATGTTTTTGTAATATCTTTAGCATAGCTGCGACCTGTTCCCTGCATTCGCATTCGAGTAGTTGTAATTCGTATCGTTGAACACAAAAACGCCCGAGGACAGCCCACAAAAACATACAACCTTTACTTTTTACTTTTGTAAAATTCCCCCGTAAATTTCAGGAAATTTACGTCCTGCGTCCGTAGCTGTTTTGTCTTCTAAAAGGCAAAGCCGCGACCCGCACCCCGCATTCGCATGCGAGCAGCAGTAACTCGTATCGCAGAACACAAAAACGCCCGAGGACATACGAAACCAAGGAAGCCACTTTTCTTGATTTGGATTAGTCCAGTCGGCCTTTTTGCCTTCGTTATAAGCCTCGGCAAGTACTATTCCTCTATATTGCTCTTGGAAGTATTCCCGTAAATCTTCAGGCGCATCGGCGAAAGCCGGAACACTCGGCCTTTTCGTTTCAATAAGTGCGTCTTCGAATGTGTTGATTCTCTCAGTAACATCTAGTTTTTTTACTTCTTTTTCCATGTGTTTGAAATTTTGTGCCTTTTGGCGTTTTTTTATTATTAATTTTCTGCTAAAATTTTATAGTATGGCGCAAACTGCTTTGCTGCATATGCTGCATGTTCTGGATTTGAAAACCAAAGCCGCGACCCGTACCCCGCATACGCAGTCGAGTAGCGGTAAGTCGTATCGTCGAACACAAAAACGCCCGAGGACGTATTGAACCATGCATAAAATTTCTTTTGATTTACATCAAAAATATCAGCAACCCAATCGCCATTTAATGCTTTTGTTATTTCAACTAACTTTCGGCGTACAATTTCGGATTCTGTTAGTCCTGCTGATCGTAAAGCAGTTTCATTCATTGGCTCTTTACCATTTTCAATGCAGGCATCTTCGTATGTTTTCACTCGGTCCATGACACTTTCAGAAAAAAAAGTTTTTCCAAAAGTTTCTTCTAGCGACGGTCGAAATTCCGGCATAGTTTTATATAACTTTCGGGCGGTCGTTTTCGACATTTTTACTGATTCTAATGTTTCCAT